GCCTTAAAATTTGCTAAATCATCATTGCATTCTTCTACATAAAAATCAAGCTGTTCTGCCTTATTTAATAATCGCTGTGCATCTGATTTTTGTTCTACAATAACAAAATTAAGACTACTCTGTGAAGAGTTTCCCATGATACTATTGTAGTGATTCTTTTTATCTTATTCCGTTTCTGCCTCTTTTTTCTTTTTTGCAGCTGCAGCGGCGGTTGCCCGTTTCTTTTTATTAATAGCATCTACTACCATTCCATCATGTAAGAATGCGCTAATACCCTGTTGTACCATGGGCGCTTTCTTAACGGGTTCCTTTTTAATAGATGGAACTACCTCCATTTCATCGGTAGAAGTCCTAGGAGTAATAATTACATTCTTTCCAAACATGGATACTGCTGCCACCCGTTTATTCTGTAATTCCGTTTGTGCGGCGGCCCTCTTGTTAATCATCTCAATCTTTTGAAGTGCCTCTGACTGCAAACATTCAGTAAAGAGAAGTTCTGCCGCTTTTGCTTCACGAAATATTAAGTATTTATCTAGATCTTCTGCAGAAGTTGGACATTCCTTAATCATACTGGGTTTAAATCCAGGAATCTGTTCTAGTAGAAGTCCAAACGCCTGAGAGATAGGATTTTGAAGCTGATGTTCAATGTAATGACGATAATCAGGCACAAGTTCATTGTCACGAATAAACTGCGGTGTTTCAATACGTTCTCCTTGCAACTTGGACTGAATACCTGATTTTGCATTAATATAGACATAACCAATCCGATCTCCTGCAGCAGGAGCATTACCAGGATCTCGTGCAGTAATGCGATCGGCCAGTGCTTTGTGTGCAATCCGCCCAGGATCCGCATAATCTGCACGAAGGGATTTGGTCACGGTTAGCTGACCGAGACTCACTTTACCCTCCACGAGTTCCATGCATTTCTCTTTGACAAAGGCAAATGCACCGACCACATCTCGTTTATCAAGTAGCATTTTCATGGCGCCTCCAAAGATCGTTTTCACAATAGGAGCATTGTCTCGGCGCTTTAGTGCAATTCCCATATACTTATGTACGTAATCATCTGCATTCTCTTCATACATATTTCCTGCGTATCGCTTCTTAGAGAACATTAGGAGGGGGTCAAAGGCTTTATCAAACTCAAAGTCATGAGGTGCAGCTAATGCTTTGGTAATAAAGTGACCAGCTTCATCGGTGAGCTCAATGGTTCGTACACGGGCTTCACGTCCAACCAGACGCTCGCCCGTTTCTGGATTGCGTGGATTAAACTCTACAAATATACTGTCCGTGTCCCCATATACTGTTTTTGCACAGCATGTAAGTAGTTTTCTTTCAGATCCATAGAAGCGTTCAATGGCCTCCTTCGCAAAGAGAATCTGTTTGCGGCCATAGGATGTAACAGATGCAGCCAGTGCTTGTAAGCGAATCTTAAAGGTGCTAGATCCTAGCTGCCCATAAAGAGAATTGCCCGTCAGCTTATAGGCCAGTTGTTCTGCATCCAAAAGTGCATATCGTTCAGGGTCCTTTTCCGCTTTCATCTCTTTCTTCTTGGCAGAACGAGCTGTGAGAAGCCATGTGGTAATCTGGGGAAGTGTAGATTTAGTACCATCTAGCGGTTGAGCATAACGACAGATGCGCCGACCATCTTTAATTTTTCTAGGATTTTTCCGTGTATCTTCTGGATCAGGACGGATAATATCGTATTCAATATCTGTATAGGCATATCCATTGCATTCATCATATGCCTCTGATCCCCAACGATGTGCAATTAACTGACCATCTTCTCTGAAATCTTTGATCCAGAGAAGGGAATCATGACTAATGTTTTCACTCACAATGGTGGAGGGATACAGTGAGGCAAAATCACAAACACCGATGGGGCTGACCGAATAGAAGCCAGGTTCAGGATCTAGGACAATGGCACCTTCATAGCTATCATTTGCTTCTGCTTGACTAGGCACAGGCAGGACGGGAATCACAATGTTGCGTTCCTTGCAGAATTTGAAGATAAGAGATTCAATCTTAATACCTTGGCCCCGTGTAAAGATGTATGTTACAGGCACAGTACATACATTCGCCATGGACATCGCATTGTTAAATGTCTCAAGCTTCTTGTATAAGTCAATGACCAGATCACAATCTTGCAAGCAGTATTTGCCGACAATAGCACGACCCTCTGCACTCTCACGATGCAAACGAAAGATATCCTGTGGACTAACATCATCTTTTACAATGACCCACTTAGCGGCATCTTCCATTTCCAGAAGTTCATCCTCATCCAACTCACATTGAAAGACAAGGGTTGATCCTTGAACTGCATGTACCATCAATTTGGGAGAGACTGTTTCACCTGTTTCATCTAGAAGCGTGATGGCACGCCCTACTTTGACATCCTTGACTGCACCTGCCACATCTAGCATTAATAGGTGATTCAAGGAGTCATAACTCTGTTTCTTCAGTTTGCCAGACATAAAGTGTTTGGTAACTTCATCCAGCTTGTAAGAAGGAAGCACATGATTGCGCTTAATAGAATGAAACATATCCACTTGTAACCGTCCTTGTAAGGACCAGATGTACATGCGATTGTCTCCCATAGCGGAAGAACTCAAGAATTTCTCTTCTAGTTTGACTTCGCCAGACAATTCAAAGAGACGAGTGAGTTGATGAATGGGAGAAGTAGAATGAATTAACCCGAGTTCTTCTGCTCGTTGCCAGAGATAGGATTCATCAAAACCAAAGATGTTGTATCCAATCATGATATCAGGATTCCGTTCAATCAGCCACTCAAACCAGGCAAGAATCATCTCTTTTTCTGTGCGATAGGCGTGCACAATAATATCAGGAATGGGCGCACAATCGGGAAAGACAAAGAGATGTCGTTCCGTCGTTTCCACAGTACCTCGTGTTAATGTTGTTCCAATTTGGATGGCAGGATCACCGACCAATTGAATCCATTTTTTACAGATTTTATCTAGGAATTTTTCCAAGGCTTCCTCTTCTTTTAGAAGAAGTACTTCCCCTAATTCCTCTACATGTTCCATTAGACCCATGTGAATCACTTCCAGTGGTTTTTTAATGCAACAATAGATGGGGGTCATGTCTTTGGGCAATGTTTCTACTGGATTCTGGCCTACAGAGAGACTTTGTACAATTAACTCCACTGCTTTTGTCCCTGTTTTTGCCAGAAGTAGGATATTTTTTGCCGTTTTCTTCCAAGAACGTTTGGCAACGGGAAAATCGCCTGTCATGGAGAAGCATTCAATATCCCACGAAGCGGTAAGAAAGGGTGCGGATACACGTGGCCCTTTCGTGGGAGATACCAACTCGTAGTCGCATTCTAGAACAATCCCCTTGGAGTCTTCTTGAGTAATAAAGTGCTTTCCATCTTTAATGCATACCCATCCACATGGTTGAATATTTTGAGTATGAAGAAAGCGAAGCATGGGATCAATATTTGCTTCAAAGATTTCCACTGTTTTTCCTTTGAGGGGTGCATCCAATGGTTTCTTGGTTGCAGGTCGTAGTCCATCATCCAAGAAGAGTCCACGTAGAGTGCGAAATAAGTTAAGAGAGGTGACTTCAATTTCCAGAAAGGGATAGAAGGTTTGTGCGGTGAATCCATAGAAGATCTTCTTTGTCACCCGTTTGATAGTGAGTTGCCCCATAGGAATATTTTGTTTTTGTATGTAATCTGTAATAGAATCAGCTGCCAAAGATGTTTTTTCTTCAGGAAGACGAATGTACATGGTGGGACGAAACCCAGTAATATCACAGCGAACAGGAATGCCTGTTTCGGTTGCTCCAAATAAGTGAATAACAAATTCACGTTGTTGAGTAAAGGAGCTAGTCATTTTTTTCTTTTTGCGTTTGTTTTGGAATTCATCATCTTCATCTTCGGATAAGGATTCGTATGCTAATTCACGAACATCTTCATGTTCGGCTTCAATTCGCATGTCACGTGCTTGGAGATCCAATAAATGGAAAATGACATCATTACTCGTCATAGTAGTATAGGACGAGTTGTGATTAAGTCTGTCTAGTTATTTAGAAAGTGCCATTTTTTAATCAATTTTATTTACGTGAATGACGTTTTGTGCGACGATGATGTTTTGATACTTTACGATAGGACTTGTTATGACGACGTTTTAGAATGGAGGATGCAGAAGCGAGGAGAATTGCGGCGGGCGCTAGTTGATAGGCGGTTTGTGACACGATACTGTATAATCCACCGCCAACTTTTTGAGCAGGAGTTAATGGATAGGATATACTTTCTAGATCATCTTGTGAAGGGGGGGTGGCCAATGATGCGATACTTCCTTTCATTTTATCTTCACCGACGTATGAATTTTTGCCTATGTTACTTGTGTTACTTGTGATGGAAGCACCTTCTGCTAGTCCTACTTCTTCTGCTCCGAGGGCTGCTAAAGATGGTTTTTTGTTTTTGTTTGTATTACGAAGTGCTGAATTACGAAGTGCTGAATTACGAAGTGCTGAATTACGAAGTGCCGAATTACGAAGTGCCTTATTAGATGCAGATTTATTATTCAACTGAATGGATTCATAATTATTGGTAGAAGCCATTACTGGAACCTCATTTATAGTTGTTTCTGAAAGTTTTGCCTCTTCCGCAAGGGGACCAGCCTGATTCATGACATTGATCATGGTTTTTGTATTTTTAATAGGTTCTACGTCTGTTACTACATTTCCTTGTTTATCTACCATTACAATACTTGGATATCCTTCCACATTGATTGGCTTAGCAGATTTATTGATGCCTTTATTGATAGCCGCATTGACTGCAGGTAACATGACATCTTGTACTTTGACTGCTTGGATAGATCTTCCCTTATTATTGGCCGCTGTATCAAAGTGAGGTTTCATGGTATGGCAGTGACCGCACCAATCTGCATAGACCATAATAATGGTGAGAGGCCCCTGGGTAATACGTTTTTTGAATTCACCGATTACCTTATCGGATCGCACATCAAGTGGTGAAAATATTTTACCAGCAGTAGATCTTTTATGTCTCCGAGCTGTCTTACGGGGTCTAAATTTACGAGCCATCTACTTTGATATTGTTTATTAATATATAGAAGAGATAGGAGTTACCTATGGAGGATTCTACAATCATAACACTTGTTATATTATTTGTTATTGCCTATGTGGTATTGTATTTTCAAGGTCGTCATTATCTGTTAGAATCTTTTGATGACAAGAAAGATACACGATTCAGCGATGATGGTACTCCAAATCCATATGCAGATAAACAGGTCAGACCGCCGGAAAAACCCTATGCAACGAATAGTATAGATAATTTAGACGAATATGAATTGGCTGCTGTTTTTCAAAATGAAGGTTCAAAAGAAGCATCAAAGAAACAAATTAGCGATGCTATGACCCGGTATCCGATGGATTGGTCAGTGCAGGGACAAAATTCACAGTATTTTCAGGAGAATCAGGCAGAATATGAAAAAGAAAATGGAGGCATTTTACCCAAACCACTCGCTGGTTATTACAAAGAACCAGAAGATACGTCTATGAAATTGCCTGATAGTGAAAAACAAGAGGAAGAGGAGCAAAAGATTTTACAGACATATCAGCCTAAACATAGCAAGGATTTGCTTCAGTACTCAGTGGATGATGTAAAAGCACTTCTTCATAGAGTATATGGTAAGAAGGGGCTCATTCCTGTAATTAATAAATCCAAACAGGGTGAAAATATTTGGGAAGTTACGGAGGTCAAAGAGAAAAATCCAAAAATTGTGTGGGAAGATGAGGTTCAAACGGAGCGTCAAATCATGGATGAACGAGGAGAACAAGTTATTTCGGTTCCGCTTCCCGCCTCAGATATAGCGGCGGGACTAGATCCATTCTTTCAGGGCCGGCCTTCTACACGAATGGGTAAGAGCAATTATACTACATTTACACCTGGATTAGAACGTATGTTTGCACCTACGCAGCCGATGAAGAGTTGGTTTTAGAGTGAGCTTAAATTAAGGAGTAGGAATAGAATTATATGGGAGGGTTGTTTTCTAGTTCGTCTTCAAAGAAAAGCGTTGTGTCTGAGCCGTTAGTTGCTGCAAAACCTGTGGTAAAACCCGTGGAAGAACCTGTGGTAAAGTCCGTGGAAGAACCTGTGGTAAAACCCGTGGAAGAACCTGTGGTAAAACCCGTGGAAGAACCTGTGGTAAAACCCGTGGAAGAACCTGTGGTAAAACCCGTGGAAGAACCTGTGGTAAAGTCCGTGGAAGAACCTGTGGTAAAGCCAGTAGAAGAACCTGTAGTAGAACCTGTGGTAAAGCCTGTAGAAGAACCTGTAGTAGAACCTGTGGTAAAGCCTGTAGAAGAACCTGTAGTAAAGCCAGTAGAAGAACCTGTAGTAGAACCTGTGGTAAAGCCTGTGGAAGAATTAGAAGTAGTAATGCAAGATGTAAAAGAATCAGAGACACAAGAGGTAAGTAAAAAGAAAAATAAGAAGAACAGAAAGAATTAGCCAAATGTA